ACTTCTGCTCAAACGCTTAAAATTATCCCAAGAGAATATCAATCTAATATAGATGTTATTTTAAGGGATAATAGCACTAATGAGTCTACAACTTATTCGGTTTCTACATCGACAAGTGGTGATTATATGACTTTTGACTTAACTTTGTCGTTAGTAGAGAATAGATTTTACGATATGACTTGTAAGTTTGGTAGCGATGTGATTTACAAGGATAAGATTTTTTGTACTGACCAAGTAGTATCAAGCTACACAGTAAATAAAAATCAATACACTACCGAAAATACATACGATAACGATTACATCATATTATGAGTATAAAAATAGTTGAATTAGCGTCTTATACTGCCCCAAAGATTTCTGAAAACAAAAGGGATGAGTGGGTAAGCTATGGTGATGACAACAATTACTATCAATATTTGATTGACCTTTATAATGCATCGCCAACAAATAACGCTGCTATTAACGGAATCAGTCAAATGATATTCGGTAGAGGGTTAGATGCTACGGATTCAAACACCAAGTTGGAAGAATACGCAATGATGAAGGCTTTGTTTAGTGATGATTGCGTTAGAAAGCTATCTTATGACCTTAAATTAATGGGTCAATGTGCTATGCAAGTTGTTTACGATAAAGCGCACAAAAGAATCATAGAAGTAGCACACTTTCCAATCGAAACTTTAAGAACAGGAAAAGCAAACGAAGAAGGAGTAATTGATGCTTACTATTATTTCAACGATTGGACTAAAATTAAACCAAGTGATAAGCCAATGCGCTTTAGTGCTTTTGGTACTTCTAAAGATGAGATAGAAATACTTTGCGTTAAACCATATAGAGCAGGGTTTTATTATTATTCTCCTGTGGATTATCAAGGAGGGCTTCAGTATGCAGAGTTAGAGGAAGAGATTTCTAACTATCACATCAACAATATTAAGAATGGACTTGCACCTTCTATGCTGATTAACTTCAATAATGGAGTACCAGACGAAGAAGAAAGAGAAATAATTGAAAACAAGATTAAACAAAAGTTTAGCGGTACTTCTAACGCAGGTAAGTTTATTTTATCGTTTAATGATAACGCAGAAACACAAGCAAGTTTAGAAACTGTTCAGCTATCGGATGCTCACAATCAGTATCAGTTTTTATCTGACGAGTCAATGCGCAAGATAATGGTAGCGCATCGTATTATCTCTCCAATGTTATTAGGTATTAAAGATAATACAGGACTGGGGAATAATGCTGATGAGTTAAAGACTGCTTCTATTTTGTTCGATAACACCGTTATTAGACCATTTCAGGAACTTTTACTTACTGCCTTTGACAAAGTACTTGCTTTTAATAATGCTTCCTTAAATCTATATTTTAAGACCTTACAGCCACTTGAATTTGTAGACCTTGAAAATGCTTTAACAAAAGAACAAGTAGAAGAAGAAACTGGTCAAAAGTTAAGTTCAGATTTAAAAGACTTAACAGACGAAGAATTTGAGGCTTTAGAACAAGATTTAGAAGGCGAAGTCATAGACGATGAATGGGAACTTGTAGATAAAAGGGAATATTCAGAAGAAAACGAATCTGTTGAAGCTTGGGCAAATCGATTGATTAAGGAAAAGAAAACAGGATTACAAAAGTTAGCTGATTTTATTAAGTCTAAACCAAGTGAGCCAAGTTTTTTAGATAAGTCTTATTATAAGGTTCGTTATGAATATGCACAAGCAACATCCGTAAATTATCAAGGTGGAAAGTCAAGAGCATTTTGTCGTAATATGATGGCAAGAACAGATAGAGGTGTAGTTTACAGAAAAGAAGATATTGACCAAGCAAGTTTTCAGGGTGTAAATAATTCTTTGGGGCATAAAGGACAAAACTATTCGCTTTTCAAATACAAAGGCGGTGTTAATTGCAGACATTTTTGGCAAGAGAACCTTTACAGGCTAAAGAAAAAAACAGATGGTACTTATTACGAAGATAAATCTTTAGCCAGTAGCGAAGAAGTAGACAACATACCAAAAAGTTACATTCCTAAAGGTGAAGAATACGACATTGCAAAAGAAGCAATGATAGACAGAGCGGATAGAGGACACCATCCAAACTATAAAGGATAAGATATGGCTACTGCGTTATTTATAAAGAGAGAAGATTTAGTAAGAAATAGCATCATTGATGGCAATGTCGATACTGATAAGTTTATTCAGTTTATCAAAATCGCACAACAGATGCACATTCAAAACTATTTAGGTACTGACCTTTACAATAGAATTAGTGCCGATATTATAGCAGGAACATTAGCAGGTAATTATTTAGATTTAGTTCAAGATTACATTCAGCCAATGCTTATTCATTTTGCTATGGTAGACTATTTACCTTTTGCAAGTTATGAATTAAGAAATGGAGGGTTATTTAGACACAGAAGTGAAAACGCTGATAATCCTGCAAAAGAAGAAGTAGACTTTCTAACACAAAAGCATAGAAATTTTGCCGACTTCTACACTCGAAGATTTATTGATTATATGGATTTCAATCAGAATTTGTTTCCAGAGTACAACACTAACACGAATGAAGATATGAATCCTGATAAAGATGCAAACTTTGTAGGATGGGTACTGTAGTAAAATATCAAGTTAAACTAACGAATTTAAAAAAGTTAGCGGAATACTTAAAGAAGAAAAAAAAATGAACCTAACTGATTTGAAGATATACGCACTTAATGCTTCTGTATTGGCGATTAATTTCACGAATATAGAATTAGGACTAAAGATAATTTTAACCATCGTAGCGATAGGATATACTGCTCACAAATGGTACTTAATGTATAGAAACAATGGCTAACGAAATATATCACAGAACTTGGTGGGGTGAGAACGATAGTACATATTGGGGGGATATTTACTATGAACCTAATATAACAAACGATATGTATGTTCGTGTAGACTATTATGAGAATAGTAACGAAACTGATGAAATTTTGAACGAATTAATTTGTAGATTAAGATGAGTTTATTAACAAAAGCAAGTTTAATTGCAACGCCTACCGCTTATGGTGATGGTGTTTTAAATAGTGTAAAACCTACAAATGGTGATGGAGATTTCGACTTTGCCAGAGCAAGTGCTGCGACAAGGGTAAACGAACAAGGACTTATTGAAAAGGAGAGAGGCAATTTTTTATTGCAGTCAAATCAATTTGATACTACTTGGACAGAGGATAACACAACTTTAACAAGTGGACAGAGTGGTTATGACGGAAGTAGTGATGCTTGGAGGGTTGAGGCAAATACCGATGCATTAACAAGGGTTATTCAATCACAATCCATATCTGCAAATACCCCAGTAACAATAAGTGTATATGCAAAATCTGGAAATGTTGATTTTATAAAATTTAATCTTGTAACGAGTGGCACTAATAGCATTTCAACCTTTGACCTTACTGATGGTAGTGTTTATAATTCAAATGCAATTGATGAGAATTGGCAAAGTATTGGAAATGGATGGGTGCGTATTTCAGCGACTTTTGTTAATTCAGATGCTATTACAGAAGTAAGATTTGAGGTTCGCAATACAGAGGGGACACCAGCACTATCTGGTGATTTTGTATACATCCAAGACGCACAACTTGAACAAGGTTTAGTTGCCACAAGTGTAATTGAAACAACCACAACGGCAGTTTACGAAGGTATTACAGACAATATCCCAAGAATAAACTATGAAAATGGTATTGGTAGTTTCTTGTTAGAGCCGCAGAGAACTAATTTAATTACTTATAGTGAGTATTTTAATGGTCTTGATTTAACATTTGCAACAGTAGATGATAATTCTGAAACATCACCAGAAGGATATATAAATGCAGCTAAATTATATGATGATTCAAATAATGCTCAACATAGAGTTGCAGAAAATATTTCTGTGGTAAATGGCACAACTTATACTTGGAGTATATTTGCAAAAAAAGGAAGTCTTCGATATTGTTATTTATTCAGCAGGGCAGATGGCTCTCAAAGATACTTTTTTGATTTACAAGAAGGAACGGCAATCACAAGTGGCGGAAAAATAGAAGATTATGGAAATGGCTGGTTTCGAATTTCAGCGCAAATAACATCAAGCACAACAAGCAATGAGCCTTTTGGATTTAACCTAACTAATACCCCATCAAATAATACTTACATAGGAACGGGTACCGATTATCATATTATTTACGGATTCCAAGTAGAAGAAGGATATTTAACAAGTTACATCCCTACCTATGGAACAAGTGTGACATTCGCAAGTGAGACTTGTAACAACGCAGGAGATAGTAGTTTGTTTAACGATTCTGAAGGGGTGCTTTATGCGGAGATAGCTGCTTTGGATGATGACCTTACTCAAAGATATATTTCAATAAGTAACGGAAGCATAGGGAATGCGGTAAGGATTCATTATCACACAGATTCAAACAGCATAAGAGGGCAAGTAAGAGCGGGAGGTTCTATTGAGGCAAGTTTGACACATATCGTATCTGATATAAAAGATTTTCATAAAGTGGCAATTAGCTATAAAGAAAATGATGTAAAATTATATGTCGATGGTGTTGAAGTAGCAACCGACACAAGTGCTACAATGCCAACGGGATTAGATGAATTATCATTTGATAGAGGCGATGGTGGTTTACCTTTCTACGGAAAAACAAAAATGGTAGCTATTTTTAAAGAAGCATTATCAGATAGCGAATTAGAATGTTTAACATCTTTATAAGTGTAACTATTACACCTATGATAATAACAAGGGTAAATTTTTATATAAATTAAAGAACATAAACACACAATAGTTATAACCATTATAGAATATGAAATATTTACGGAAATACGAATTTGGCAGTAAAAGTGCTGCAAGTGCTAAAATCAACGCATTAGGAACTGCCACCGATGAGGATGGAAATGTATATCCTACACACAAACACGCTATTGTCCATTTAGGGAATATCGTAGTAACTCCTGCTGAATTTGATGCAGAAGGAAACATTCTTACAGAGGCGGTATTATCAGATACCTATCACATCGATGTATTGTGGGATGGTGAGCCTAATCCAGACTGGGACAATCAAATGGTTTTTTGTCCTCCTATGGGGTTACACACATTCGGAAGCAGTAAAGCTATTGCAGAATGGACTGAAACTTGCCGCAGTCTACATCCAGAGTACTTCCCTGAACCAGTTGAAGAAGGCATTTAAGATAATATTAATTTTAGCTTTAGCCTTTTATAGTTTAAGGGGTGTTTGGTTTTTGATTTATATGTACTACATCTATGAAGGAATTATCAAAGGATAGTAAGTTTTCAATTAGTCTTGAAACATTAGGTGCTTTAGCGGTTGCTTTAGGGACTGTTATCGGTATGTGGTATTCTTTACAATCAGAGATAGAACTTGCTAAACAACTTCCTCCAAGTGAAGTATCAAGAACTGAATACGACCTTAAAGACCAACTAATCAGAGAAACCATTATGAACACACAAGAAAAGGTGGAACAGAATGGTGATAAGTTAGACAAGATAGAGGAACGCTTATATCAGATAAAATGAAAAGGTTAGTAGTTTTATTTATGTTATGTTTTGGGTCAATGACTGCACAAGTTAAAGTAGTGCAAATCAACTCAACTTGGAACAAGAAAAACGACTTAAAACTAAACCTAAAGAATTGTCAATACGAATACGCATTACTTGAGGATTTAACACCTAACCTTAAAAGCCAAGTTAAAAGTGTTCCTTTTATTTATGTTATCAAAAACGGACATATAGTGGGTCAATTTGATGGTGGGTTAAGAATGAAGTTAAATGTAACGGAGGAAGAATTACAACAATTTATAGATAGGATAAATGAAACTAACTAAAAACTTTAGCAGAAAAGAGTTTGAATGTAAGGATGGTTCGCCAATGACAGAGAATCAATTTAAAAACATTCAAGAACTTGCAAAGAATCTTCAGGTATTAAGAGATGAATTAGACGAACCTATTCACATCACTAATGCTTATCGTTCAAGAAAACACAACGAACTAATAGGAGGCTCTAAAAACAGCCAACACACTTTAGGTAAAGCAGCCGATATTTATGTAGAAAGTCTTAAACCAAAAGAATTAGCTAAAGTAATTGAAAAGTTAATTGAAGAAGGTAAGATGTCAGAAGGTGGCATAGGTATCTACACAAAGAATAAGTTTTTGCATTATGACATTAGGGGCGAACGAGCCAGATGGAATGGATAAAAAAGAATTTATAAGGCTATATTACGATGAATTAGAATCTTTATCTACAATATCTAAATTGTGGAAATTAAACAAGACCACAATTAATTATAAAGCAACAGTAGTTTGGGGACTTGAATTAAGAGATAAATCTGAAGCTGCTATTGTTGCCTATAAAAAACAAAGAAAAGATACTTCAGGAATCAAAAACGGAAGGTTTATAGATGATGGATTAAATTCTATTGAAAGAGCCAAAGTTAAGTCTTACGGAATTACCCCAGATGTTTATTTAAAGATGAGGGATAAACAAGATTGTAAGTGTAAAATATGTGGCAAGACAGAAGAAGATAATGGCAAAGCACTTTGCATAGACCACTGCCACACGACAAATGTAGTAAGAGGACTATTATGTGATGCTTGTAATAGAGGTATTGGATTTTTAAAAGATGACACAGAAATAATGAAAAGCGCAATTAAATATCTAAATAAATTTAAAAATGGGTAAGCCTTTTAAAGAAACTAAAGTAGGAAAATTCCTTTTAGAGAAGCTACCAAACCTTGCAGGTGATATATTGCCAGACAAAGGCGTTTTAGGCATCGTAAAGAACTTAATTGACTCTGACGATAGTCTTACATCAGAAGAACGCAAAAGCCTCTTAAAAGACCTCTATCAGCTTGAAATAGAAGATAGAAATTCTGCAAGACAAAGAGAAGTAGAAGTTAAGAAAGCAGGAGGGCAAGATTGGATGATGTTTGTTACTGGTATTGTTGGCTTACTTTCTTTTATGTTTATGATTTATGCAGTGGTATACATTCCTTCTGTTTCAGAGAATGATTTATTTGTGCATTTAATGGGTATGATTGAGGGTGTGGTTATATCAAACATCTTCGCTTATTATTACGGAACTTCAAGCGATAAGTAATGGCTAAACAAACAGCAGTAGTTAAGGTAGTAAAACCAAAGGTCAAAAGACCTAATATACATTCTAAAACCAAGTCCTCACAATTAAAATCTTCCAAGTTGTACAAAAAAAAGTACAAAGGACAAGGTAGATAAAATATTTTTTTTATATTTGATGCATCTTGTTTATGCGTCTGAAATCACGATTCGGCAAGATTAATAAACTGGCAAGAATGGGAAGCTACCAAAGCCAGACTTCAACCTAAAGCAAACGAAGGGTAGTACTACACAGGAGTAGTGGAATTGCAAACCTAATTAACCTGTTAAAATTAGGTATCTGAAAAACTC